GAGGGTACAGTGGACTGTTTTGGCTCGTTTGAGGGTTTCCGTGCGGAACCCAAATTTCGTGTCGAAACTTCAATGTTGGCCCCTTATCTGCGGATTTATGGGTATTCCGACACCCATATGGCACCGATTGCCAAAGGCTGGAAACCAAAGTACGACACTTTGGGTGATCTTGTGAAGATTGACCCTCGGGTGTGCACCGACACGGTCCGCCAAGCAGTCGAAGGATTCAGCAAGGACCTCGAAACAGTCCCCAAGAAGTGGAAGAAAGAGATCATGATCTATGATATCCACACGGCCGTGAATGGAGTTCCTGGCTTGCAGTACGTTGATGGTATCAAGCGCAACACAAGCGCGGGATTCCCGTACTTGAAGCCGAAGGAATTCTTTTTGGAACAGTTGGCTCCTACGGAGGATTATCCAGATCATGTGAAGCTCACACCTGAGATCGAAGCGCGCGTTGAAGAGATGATTGTGAAGTATCAAAACAACTCGTGCGCTGGTCCAGTTTTCCGAGCGGCCTTCAAGAATGAACCACTTCCCATCGCTAAGGCTAAGGCCGGAAAGGTGCGGACGTTCATGATGGCCAATGTGGAGATGACAGTTGTGATGCGCATGTATTTGCTGTCTTTCGTGCGAGTAGCCCAGTCAAATCATTTCCTTTTTGAGTGCGCCCCAGGGATTGAGGCGCAGTCGTGCGAATGGGACTTCCTCTACCAATACTTGACACAGTTTGGAGAGGATATGACCATCTGGGGCGATTTCAAGGGATATGATCGATCCATGCACCCGGTCTTTGTGACTGGAGCTTTTGAAGTAATGGCAAACTTCATAGAGTTCTGCACCGGAGACAAGGCCCACGCGAATGTGGTGAGGTGCCTGGGATATGACGTGGCTTTTGCGTACGTAGATTTCTTTGGCGATTTGCTCCGCTTATTCGGAAAGAATCCGTCAGGTCAAGCCCTGACTGCGATTGTGAATGGCATTGTGAATAGCCTTTACATGCGCTACGTCCACGTCCATTGTGCGCCCACGCGAGAGTGCGTGACTTTCAAGGTGAACGTTGCGTTGATCACGTATGGTGATGACAATGGGATGGGAGTGTCTCCACACGCCCCCTTCTTTACGCACACGTCTATCCGAGACATTCTTGCTGACATTGGTGTAACGTACACGATGGCGGACAAGACGTCAGACAGCGTAGCCTACGTGAACATTTCGGAGGGTTCCTTCTTGAAGCGCAAGTGGCGCCATTTTGAGGACACAAACACCATGGTAGCTCCCCTTGAATTGGAGTCGATTTCCAAGATGATGATGGTGCGTGTTCCATCTCAAGTCGTGAGTGCAGAGGTCCAGGCAGTTGATACTATTCGTAGTGCAAACTCGGAGTATTTCTGGCATGGTCGTGATGTGTTTGATGAGAAACACGCGATGTTGCTAGATCTGCTTGAATTTGCGAAGATCAAAGAGCTTATGCACCCACCTCTGGAGGATTGGAATGTCCTGCTGAAACGATACATCGATGCTAGCCGGGCTTTCCTTAAACGGACCGACATTCCTCCCTTTGTCGACACCTCTCATTACAGGTTGCTGGACATGGAGGCTGGTCGAGAATGTTCCTGTGGATCCCGATGTAACCTGGCAGATGCTGAACATGTTCGCGCTTGCCGGCATTGTGGTATGCTGAGGTTCGATGACATGGACCTTGAATGCTATCACTGTGACGAGCAAGATCAGTGTCCAGCTTGCGGATCACCTTTGGACTTGGATCGTATGTGGGAGTATTGCGGGGAGATCGTGTGTCAGCGATGCTTCGAGCAATTCAATGAAGTGCGGGTTTGTCATGTTTGCGGGCGCAGTGGGTGCCAGCGAAACTATGACGAAGGCCGCGGGGACGTTTATCGCCTTTGTGCTCACTGTGGACGATGTGAGGCAATTGACGAGAATGGTCCCGAAGTGAGGTGTGGATTCTGTTATGATGACGGAGATCCTGAACACCCAACCTTTGTGGGCGATGGTGGATCGTCCCGCGGAAACGCTAACCAAACCACCCTGGCTGTGTCGACCCCTCCTTCTAGCCCTTTCTCAGGCGATGAAGTGTATGCGAGCAGTCCAGATGTCAGAACCCCTGTGTTTTTTCCTACCATAGAAGTGCGCGACAGGCACAACAGAGAAGACCGCACCGTTTCCTGGGCAGGAAGCGATCGCGGAGAATTACAGTCCACCGAAAACACACAAGAAGAATTCCACCTCCAGTCCGGTATGGAGAGTGGCGAGACACCAAGTACCGGGTCTGACGTGATGGCTACACACACGTCCGCTTCCGAGCAGTTGCAAACAGCAATGTTCGTTGATAGCGGGCGTGGAGACACGTTAGATTTCGCTGTAGCAAACGAGAACCTGTTCACGTACGACAAGCAGAACAATGCGAATTTAGGCGATTTTTTGTCAAGACCGCGTTTGATTGCTACTGTTTCGTGGACACCAGGAGTCCTCTCAGACACCACATTTGACCCGTGGTCGTTGTACCTATCGACCACCGAGATTGCGTATAAGATCAACAACTTTGCGTATCTCCGAGGAAATATGAAGGTGAAGGTCGTGATTAACGCCGCGAACTTTTACTACGGTGCTCTGATGCTGTACTACACTCCCTTGCACAACTCAGCAATGCCGCTGAGCAGCACAACGGGTGTGAAGCTGCAGCAGTCACAGAGGCCTCATATTTGGATCCTCCCCCAAAAGAATGAGGGTGGGGAAATGACACTCCCCTTCATCTACCCAAAGAATTATGTTGCCGTCACTAGCGCTGCGGACGTCGCCACTCTTGGCAGACTTACGCTCACAGCATTCACACAGCTGGCTAGCGCGAATGGCGCAACATCAAACGGGGTTCAGATCCAGATCTACGCGTGGATGGAGGACGTGACACTGTTCGGCCCAACAGTTGGCCTGGCACTGCAAAGTGGAGATGAGTACGGAAACGGACCCGTCTCTGCCCCTGCAGCGGCCGTGGCCCATTGGGCAACGTACTTGTCACGCGTGCCAATCATAGGCAGATTGGCAAAGGCAACTGGCATTGGGGCAAGTGCCGTGAGTCAGATGGCTAAGCTCTTCGGATGGTCTAATGTCCCTGTGATAGAAGACGTGAAACCTTTCAAGAATGTGCCTTTCCACGACCTCGCGTCAGCGCAAATCTCTGAACCGACTTCGAAGTTCATGCTCGATCCAAAGGGCGAACTCTCAGTCGATCCGCGGATTGTTGGCGTTGGCCCTGAAGATGAATTGAGTATTACTCACCTCGTTCAAAAAGAGTCCTACCTGGCGACAGGAACTTGGACTGCCGGTGGCGCTGCTGGAGCATTAATTTTCTCTGCCAGCGTTCATCCGATGCTAAGTGAACGTGGTACCGCTTCAGGCGCAGGCACTTATGCGGTGACTACCACCCCAATGGGATGGGTAGGAACCGCGTTCGGGCATTGGCGCGGTGATATCATCTTCAGGTTCAAAGTGGTATGTTCCCAGTACCACAGCGGTCGCCTCCGCATTCATTGGGACCCAGCTTCCACTCTCACAGGGACTACAGATTACACGCACGTGGCGTACACTGCTATTCTGGACATCCAAGAGAGCGACGAAATTGAGTTCCGCGTACCATACATGCAAGCCTTGCCTTGGCTTGCATGCCCCTTGATCACAGCTACACCAACTTGGTCCACATCGGCGGTTATCCCTCCGGTTTCGGCAACCAATGGCGCGCTGACGGTCAGAGTGCTCAACAATTTGACTGCACCTATCGACACGGCCACCTGTTCCGTGTTGGTATTTGTGCGTGGTGCTGAGAACCTCGAGTTCGCCAACCCACGTGACATTCCGAATACCTATACGATATTCGGCATGCAGTCAGGAGTTGAACCTATTCACTCCAACACTCCCTTCGACGAGAGGTACCTTGTCAACTGGGGAGAACCGGTTCCTTCCGTGAGATTGCTGCTCCGTCGCAGCACTCTAGTGGATCGCATCACAGTTCCAGCAATTACATCTACGGATTTTGCAGGAATGATTCGCGTTTACCAGACGCGGTTTCCACCCATGCCAGGGTACGACACAACAGCATATACAGCTGCGAAGGGTGTCGAGACTCCGGCAACGACCTACAAGTTCTCATATACAAACACAACGTATTTGGGATGGTTTGCGACAGCATTCATTGCTATGCGCGGGTCAACTCGGTGGCACTACAATCTGGTGAATCCCGATGGTGCGATCCCACACAACATAGCCGTCACACGACGTGTCGGCTCGACGATTTCGTCAGGGAACCAAGGACTAGAGAGTGCCTACATCGTGGGCGCCACCTCGGCCTCAACTACTCAATCGTTGCTGAAAGGTAACATTTGGAAAAGTTATGGGTCGAATTTTGGCGCCAGTGGTATGGCTCTCACAAATCCACTCACGCAGACCGGCGTAGGTGTGGAATATCCGATGATGACCAACTATGTCTTCCAGTTCGCGAACCCGCGAAACTGGTTGCTAGGAACGTCTTCTGATGGATCTGACACAGACAACTACACCGTAGATGTGAATTTACATCCTTCCGCAGGCACCGGGTTTTCCCGGATGTCGCTGCATCGCTACGCAGCAGCTGGAACGGATTTCACATTGCACTTCTTTCTCAACACTCCAGTAATTAATTACAATGCGAGTGCTGGGAGCGTGCCTGCGTAAACGACGGGTCATGGCGGCGTCATGACACCCAGTAGCGAAAATCTTCGTTTTATTACATCTCCTTTCTTAGGGATTTGGAACGAGCAAGATTATGGGACATGATACACTCAGTGATCAACTTTGAAATTAAGCTTTAGTAGTTTACCTCTTACACATCACTCCGGGTGTGTATGAGGCTTTTAGCTAACGCCGACTTTCTTAGTCTGGTCGCTCAAGTGAGCGCC